GTAGCAAAGGGTGATAAAACTTGAGCAGTCAGCATAGACCGGCAATAAGCCAGGCTTGCCAATGTTGCCCATACGAAGTGGCCCTTGTGTGTAATGAAACTTGTCGTGGTGAGCTGCTGCCCACTTAGCCCAAGCAACTATGTTGTCTCTTACGTCGGTCATTATTCTCCTGTAGAAATAGTTGTTGCAAATGTTTTAAAACAATTCAAGTCACAGACAACAATTTGTTCTGGGAATAATTTTTCAGCTATTCCGCTTGGAGACTCAAGAAAAGATGAGAAATTGTCATTGTTTTCAAGGGTTTTGTTACATCCATTACAGGTAATGGTTCTCGTAAAAGTTATTCCCATAATTCTCCTATGTTTTAATAATTTTGTTTAAGGCAAGGTAGGGCGGAAGGTTGCTAAAAGGTGTTGCGCTACCCGTGGTGTCTGTTGCAAGTGGTCCAAGCAATGATGTGCTTGATGTAATGGTTCCTGATCCAGTATTCACACTGCTTGCCGTATCGGTTATGTTGCTACCTGTGTTATAGGTTCCTGTAAGAGAAGCGGCTGCAGTTGCGCTTGGAAGACTGCTACTACCTGTTGCCGACATTCGACCAGCGTCAATTCCACCAGTGGCCGAGGTTCCAACTTTGAAGTTGTTTCCAACTCCATTTCCCCAGAATGAACCATATGCACCTGGGTCTGTTGTGTCGGCACTGTGAGCGTGAGCTGTGTTTGTAACGCTGTGCGTGTGACTAAGGCCTGATATTGCATGGTGGTGTGTACCTTGCGTAAATCCGTGACCGTGAGTTGCGTCTGTATCGTGTGAGTGGGAAAGATACAGGTTGTGAGAGTGGAGCGCCAGGTTTGCAACACTTAGTGTTGTTGTTGCGTTTCCGCCTGTTTGCCCAAGCGTGTATGTTGAACCAGCTCCTATTGTTACCCTGTTTACTGCGTTCGGAAGGGTAAAAGAAGCACCTGACCCACCGTATGTGTAGCCAATTGCGGCAAACAAGGTTGCATATGTTGTTGTACTTACGGACGCACCGTTGCAAAGAAGCCAATCGGTTGGCGCTGATGAGCCAGCGTAGTCAACAATTGTTCCCGAGGGCATGGTAAAACCAGTCCCTCCGGCACCGTTGGTCCACCTAGAGGCGTTGGTACCGTTTCCCACCGACACAAGCGTCAGGTCGGGTGAGTTCGTATTTGGGATATTTGGCACTATGACCTCACTGGGTATGGATCAAGAATAAATGTTGTGTGCCATTCGCCCGGGTCTGCCCTGAATTCATGGCTGATTGATTCTACAACAGCAAGCTCGTTAATAATTCCTGCGCCAGAAGCGTTTGGCATTTTGCGTTTAAATCTAACAACGTCTGAGAAGTTTGTTCCAATAAGCGCCGGTATGTATTGACCGTTATTTGTTTCAGATCGTAATTCTACGCTTTGAATACGTGGAATAGGTGAACGGAATATGTATCCAAGAAAGTTTGCCGAGGACAATGCTGCGTCCAAAGACGTTTGCATAGTTGATGATTTTGCCAAGACGCTGTATCCGTACAGCTGCTCATAGGTGTATGCGGTTCCAGGAACGGTGCCGGTGTTGGTGTACACCTGTTCGCTCCCGGCCTGTGGAATTACCTTGACGGTAGTCCAAGTGTCTACGTCGTCACGGGTCACTTGCAGTGATGGGCCGTAGTAAGGCACGCCTGAGTCGTCATCGGTCCACAGATAGTTTCCTGTTGGGTTAAATGACCCTGGGTACCAAGTGCCGGTGTACGGAATTGTTCCCAGCCCGGTCCCCGATGGTCCGTTCCACACCCAAGTACCGTAGTAGTACTGAGGGTTGTAGTAAAAGGATCCGTTAGGGCTTTGGAAGAATGGCCCAATGTCTGTGTCAGTAATCTGTTGAATCAACGACAGGGCGCTGCTGTTTGACACGGGTGCGTCCCAGTAGTAAGGCTCGACTTGGTAGGTGCCGTTTGTTGCCCCATACACATAGGGTGTGTATGTTTGGTAGGCGGTTGCTATGTTTAGCAGCCCCACCGTTTGGCCGTAGGAGTTTGTCCATGTTGGAAGCACGACTGTGGGGGTTCCACTTACGAGCTGCACGCTTCCATACCCTGAAATGCAAAGTACCTCAGCAATTCTGTCGCCTGAGTAAATAGATACGTTGTTAACGGGGTGTCCTTGTTGAAGAAGAATCCCTGCTTTGTACCTAAGTTTCACTTCGTCGCTTAGAGTCGCAACCGTTCCGTATGTGTTGGTGCTCATAACAACTTCGTCTATTTGAGCCGAAAGCGTGTTTGATTTCAAGGAAATGCTATCGTGGCCAATAGCCATGTTGCTTCCTGGGTCAAAGGTAAACAGACCAAAGGATTGAAGTCCTGACCCACCGCTTGCAAATACGCCATCAGCGTAAAGTTCCAAAAACCCATTTGGAAGAGCTACTAATCCTATGTGATGCCAGTACCCGTCATTGAGATAAACGCCAGAGATTTTGGCGTTTCCAAGAGGTGTTGATCCATTGTAAACAATTACCGACAGTTCACCCGTGCTTTGTACAAACATTTTTAAGTTATAAACCGATGGTGTTCCAGACACAAATACTTCTTGCGTCAAGATTGTTTGTCCAGCAAGGGCATTTCCAAGTATCCAAAAGTCAATTCCGTTCCATTGACTTGGGAATGTAGTTATGTTGAATTCACCAGAACCCGTTGTGGGGTTTCCGCTAAAAACTTCAACTCCACCGTTGCCTAAGTCAACGCATCCATTTGAGCTGTAGATAATTGCCCCAGCGTTAGGGAAAGATACAACACCTTGGTAAAGACCCTCTGACGCTCCCGTTACTTGGTCGTAAATGTTTGCTATGTAAGCGTGACCTGTGCCTTGAGAGGTTCCTGTTACGGCTGGAAAAGTTGTTTTAACGGTGAAAGAAGATGCTGTGGCAGAGTCAATAGTTGCAGAACTAATGTTAAAAGAACCAGTTCCTGATGCCGTTGACAGGCCTGTTACGGTAACGAATTGCCCTGCTTTGAATACGTTCACCGAGGTGTATGTAATAACGTAATAGCCACCCGAATAGACGGCAGTGGCCCCAGTAATTGTTGCAGTGCTGACTGTGTTTGCTCTAAACCATGCAGCTGTATTGCTTGTGCGCACGTACGATTCCCAGAACGTATTGGAAGTCATAAACTTAAGTGACAAGAATTTCGTCATGTCGGTAGCGTCTACAAGCAATTCGGAGTTCAGTTGATCTATTATTTGTTCACGAATGCTGTCAACGACACCCCAGAATATTGGATATGTTGTTGCGGTGCCGCCAGAAGGTGTCCAGGTTGCCGTCACTGCTATTGGCATACGCACATTTAGCAGGTTTGGTGATCCGTTGAAGTAACCATTTCGGTTATTCACGGTCATTTTCAGCGTTGCTGCTTCTACACGGTCTAGGAAGTGTTGTTTTCCTGAGGAGGTGGTGAAGTCTTGCACGTACAAGGTTATGTTGGTCCAGTACGGCGTTCCCAAGTAGGACGTGGAGAAGTTGACCTGGTTGGCCGTGTTTAGTGAGTTGCCACCAGCTGTTGGGTCAAAAGCGACGTAGACGTTCAGTGTTGGAAGCGCACTTATTTGCGTCATGACAGTCTTTTACCCTGGTTTACGTTTAGTGCGGTTGATGGAAGTATTGTTTGGTTATTAACTTGTCTTCCACCGGTGTTTGCAAACAGGTTGCCCATGCGACGCACATCTTTAGTTAGCATGTCTCTAACCATAATTGAAACAAGTGCCATAAAAGTTTTATCCTGAATAAGCGCCCTTGCAAGCATGGCCATTTCAATCTCAATATTTATTTCTTGGTTATTGTCAGAGCTGTTAGGTATAGAAGAAGCCATTATCTTGGTTTAACCGTAACAGTAAATCTTGAAGTACCAGCCATTGATTTGCTTGGTGGCATAATCTGAATAATGTTTGTTCCTGTATTCTTAGGAGCAAGAACTCCGTAATTGCTTCCTACCCCACCAGATGTTCCTGAGTATTGAAATTGAGGAAGCATAGGTAGGGCTGGACTTCCAGGAAGATGTTTTAGACCTGCATTGAAGAATCCAAAAATTGCGTCTACTGTTGTGGCTGCAACGTCCCAAGATCCTTTAATTTTGTTATGCGCAAATTCATCTTTTGCATTTTGCACAACGTCTTTTCCAGGGCTAAAGTGAGATCCAATGTAATTTCCAAGCAAGGCACCAACTCCCAAGGCGGTTGCTATCGCTCCTAGCATTGGCAAAAACCTAGCAGCAGCAGCTTCTCCAGCCATAACTTCACCAGATGTACCTGCAATTTGAGCAATGTTTGCGCCAGAACTAAGTATGTCAGATGCACCCAATGCGGTTGCAGAAGCAAGGGTGTTTGCTGCAATTTCTGTCAATAATGCAGTTTGTGAAACTTGCGTTTCTGCGGTGATAGCTGCGCTTGTGGTTCCCGTAATTGTTTTAACAATGTTGGATACGGCTGAACCTAATTTGAAGGCTATTGATCCAACAAACAATGCAATGGCAGAATCTGAAGCAATCGTCTTAATCAATGGGTGATCTTGAAAGAACTTAATTGCGTTTTGCGCCCAGTTTGACAACATGTCGACAGTCGGAAGGAAAAACAATCCAATTCCTGTCAATACGTTTTTGGCTTCATTTTTAAGTTTGTTAAGTTTGAAGTTTAATTGACTGCTGGTCATTCCAAATGTAGTATTTAAATCTGCTCCGGATGACTTATTAAGTTTGTCGTTTAGGGTGGTCAATTCTGGAATTTGTTTAGCAAGTGCGCTAATAATTCCAACACTTCCTTTGCCAAATGTATTTGCAATAAGAGTGTTTAGTGGGGTTCCCGTTTTTCTTGATTGAGTTTCTAACTGTTTAAGAACATCAATAACACCTGTTCCTGGTGTCTTTGCAGTTTTTGCTAAAGCGTTTGCGTCAAGGCCAAATGCCTTTAATGCTTTTACCGAAGCCTTTGTTGGGTTTTCAATTTTCTGCATTCCACTAGCAATAGTGACAAATGCTCGTCCACTTTCGTAGCCTGATTTTGAGGCAATGGATGAGATGGCTGCAGCTTCTGCCATGTTGACACCGACGCTGGCCAGTGCTCCACCGACTTTTCCCTTTAGAACCGACACAAGGCTGTCTAGTGATCCAATGTGTTGCTT